CAGCCTCAATTCGCCAGTCGAAGCGTGCTGGCATTCAAGGTGAACGTCGCGCCGGTCGCCACAACATCGGACCCGAAATCGTTCACCGCAATCAATTCATCCGCAGAAGAGGCGCCGCCGCGCGACTTGTAATAAACCGCCTTGCGCGCGGTGAACGTCGCGCCAGCCCATGAAACCAGCCCAAGCGAAACGTCAAGCCTATCGTTGGCCGTGTCCTTGGTGATCGTGATTGCCGCAGTCACGCCGCCCGCCGTGTAGCCGGTGCCGGTGATCTCGTTTGTCACGTCGCTGCGCTTCGTGTGCGTGTCTTTGTTCTCGGTATAGCTGGAAGTCACCAGCATCACGCGAATGGTATCCGTATCAAGGTCAATGGCGCCGCGCGCCAAATCCTCAAAGAACGAATTGTAAATCAGACTTGCCATTTCGTTTGTCCTTTCGCGCCATCATCAACGCAGTCACTTCAATTGCAGAAAAGCGCCCGCCGCAATCGCGCCCAGCACCGCCATAGTCATTGCCTTAACGACTTGGCTCCAAACAGTCTTTTTGGTGGAGCGCCAGGCGTCGAGAAGGTTTCGCAATTCCTTCATATCTTCGCCAGCGTTTTCGTCATGCAAGCCAACAGACTGCAATGCTTCACGCGCGCCCTGTTTGGCAGCGCGCGCAATCATCTGTTCGATAACCTCTGGAGACATGGCGCGACGCTCTTCAGGCATGGCAGAACCCCAAAAAAGAAAGGCCGCGCGTTGCCACGCGGCCCGTCAAGTCATCAGACAGCCGGGCTTTGTTCCGGCATACCGCGCACCGCAAAAGCGGTCATCGGAGTGCCAGTGCCATGCGTGCCTGAGAAATCAGGCGTCAGGCGAATATAACGACGCCCGCCGATATACGAGATTTCCTGAATATCAGCCGCCGCCTTTGCAGCAACCAGCGAGCGAACAATCCCGCCAGCGGCCACAGTATGGCCAAGCACGTCGGCTTGAGTAACAACGTTCCAGGTGGAATTGTCGTTGCTGTGTTCGAGAATGAACTCGATCTTGTTCGTGGTGGTGAAGGTGATGCCACCGACGCCGATGTAAAGCATCACCATCGCGGCGCGAAAGCCGAGCAGGTCAACGCTTATTGGCGTAACGTCAGCAGTCGCAGTCTGCGGTGCGACAAGCAGCGCAGTCGAAAGGTTATCGTGAAGATCGCGAATCATGGGAGCTTTCCTTTGCTTCCGAATGTGGGGAAAGAGGCGGGCGCCGTGCCCGCCTCAGATTGATCAGGTGCCGAAGCGGACAAATTTCACCGCTTCGAAATTGATGGCGCCGCCGCCGACCCGCTTGCGGAACTTAAAGAACACATACGGGTAAGCGGTGTATGGATCACGCAGCACCGACAGGCCAATCCGATCCACGATCAGGTAAGCCTCGCGGAAGTCACCGAAGGCCATGGAAAGGCTATTCGCCCCCAGCGCCGGCATGTCTTCCGCTTCAACCACATTGAAGCCCAGGAGTGCAGAAGGCTGGCCCGCAACCGCCGCAGGCTGCCAGATGAAATTACCTTGGCCGTCCTTCAACTTGCGCGCCTCGCGCAACACCGCACGGGAGGTCATCCATTGCGCGTTATTGCGGAAGCCGGACTTGAGGGCATAGACCACGTTCACCAAGTCATCGACCGGGTTGGTATCGCCCGAGCGCGTGCGAAACGCGCCAGAAGCGCCCGTGTTGATGTGTTCGAACGTGCCCCAAGCGCGCGAAGCGTCAACCGTCGCGGCGGTCGGGTAGGACACCAAGCCGCGAGGCTTGCTGACACCATCGCCATTCACGAAAGCCGCATTTTCGCCGCGCGCAATGCGGTCGGCGCTTTTGGCGGACAGCCAGGCTTCAAGATCAAGGCGCCCGTCTTCCAGCACCTTTTGAGTGGCGGAAACAACGGAAACGGCCTCATGCACCTGGATAGCCCACTTGCCGAGTTGCGCTGTCAAGTTTTCCGTCCGCACGGCGGTTTCGCCAACCCAGGCAAAGCCATTTTCGCCAAGGTCATTCAGGCCTTCCACCGCGTCAGTGCCGATGGACATGACCGACGCGACCTGGCGCATTGGGCTGGTTTCGTAAATGCGGGTCACAATGCGGCCTGTGGTGTCAGGCGTCACCAGATAGCCGCCGTCAGGATCAGACCCGACAGACAGCGCCTTGGTTTCGGCTTCATCCGGGCGCGCCTTGCGAAGCGGGCCATTCATGCCGAACAGTGCGGACTTGTAGCCGCGCATGTCGTCAACAGTGACCTGCCGGCCAGTCTGGCGAGCGAACTCGACAGCCGCCTTGGTTTCGACTTCGGTGGCAGCGCCGCCGCTCAGGGCCAGGCGATTGGCCTTGGCTTCAATTTCGTCAGACCGCTTGCCGGCAGCCTTGATTTCATCGCCAAGCTTATCAAGCGCGTCATTGATGCGACCAATTTTTTCGCTGGTCACAACATCCGCCGCGCCTTTTTTCAATTCGGCGATTTCATCATTGACGCTTGCCTTGAAGGCAGCGAACGCTTCTCCCTGCTTTTCAAGCAGAGACTTGATTTCCATTTCCATTTTCAAGAACCTTATGAGAGGGTTGCGATGTTCCGGCGAAGGATTTCCGCCAGTTCAGCCGCGACCACCTCGTCACGAGGCGTCGTGTTCGGCACTTCAGCGTCACGCTGAAGCCATTTCTTGAGGATTGCGACAGCCCGCTTGGACTGTGCCGCCGAAAGCTGCCCTTCGTCGCGAAGGGAGTCCTCAATCTCTCGAATTTCATCAACTGACAGCGATTTAACCGCCGTCACGCGCGCCGCGTCATTCATGGGGAACGACACCAGCGAAACTTCCAACAGATCCAAGTCCTTCAGCAGCCGCGCACGGCGCCGGCCATCATACGCGTCAGACTTCACGCGGTATCCGATAGACAAGCCATCAAGCGCGCCCGCCTTCAAATCAATATGCGCCTCGCGCCCGATGTTCTTTTCAGTCAGCAGCCGCCCGCGCACGCGCAAGCCGCGATCATCTTCTGCCATCTCTTCCCACACGCCGATGCGCTTGGTGGGGTCATGGTCGGCAAGCATCTTCACGCCCTTTGCGCCACGCTCGCGCAACGTGCGCGCGAAGGCGCCACGCTCTACAATGTCGCCGCCTTCGTCACGGTTTCCAAAGACTGAGGCATAGCCTTCAAAAATCCCGTCATCGCCAAGGCTTTTGACGTCAAGGGCAAATTCAAGTCGCTGCATTGCTACTCTCCACACTTGCGGGCGTGGTCATGTTTGCGGGTTGTGGCAAGGCGTCCGCGCCTTCGATAGCGTCAAGGCCATCATCCTCTCGCACTTCATTTTGCGTCATCCAGGCCGGCGAGCCGCCGCTACCAAGCGCCTTTGCGTAGTATTCGGCACGATCCTTTGCCGCACCGCGCATTAGGCTTTTCAGGTTAAAGCGAATGTCCACATCTTCACCCGGCGCCAATAGGTTCGCCTCGGCAGATTGTTCAAAGCGCGTTGCCCAAGGTGCAATGGTATGAACCACATGCGCTATGAACATCTGCTCGGCGCTGGCATAGGTTGCCGTCTTGTCGCTGTGCTGCACCATCAAGGGAATGACGCGCATGTGACGGCAGATTTCCTCGATCTGGTGTTTCCTAGTTTCAAGATGCTGCGAATCTACGCCAGTCATGGTTTGCTGAACCCACTTTGCGCTGCGATCCAAAATCAAAGGCATCCCGGCATTATCTGGCCCGGCATAATGCTGCGCCAAATATGCGCGAAGCCGCTTGTATTGCTCCTCATTCATCGTTCCTTCCATCGTATACATGCCGGAAGGTTGCAGCCCATTTTTGTGCAAGCGCGCGTGCGAGGTCTCCAGCGCGATACTCAGGCCGATGGCGTCACGCGCCACCTTGATAGCCTCAAGGCCCATCCAGCTATTCCAGGACGGCCCGCGCAAGTGCCAAATATCTGCGGCGGTCAAGGTTGCCGCGCGCCCGTCTTCAAAGGTGACGGTGTAAGTCATTGTCATGTCAGGGTTACGCTGCACCCAAACCTTGCCAGGCTCGATCGGTATCAATTCCACCACTTGCCCGCGCACGCGATTCACAAAGACGAAAGCGTTACCGCAAAGAACCAGATGGAAAAGCAGCGTTTCCCGAAACTCGAAGCTAGTCTGCCAAGGGTTCGGGCGCCGCGTCAGGATCGGCAAAAGCGGATGATCAAGAATGCGCTCTTTTCCGCCCGACTGCCGATGAAACTTGATTTCAGTCTGCGCCACGCCTTCGGCAATGGCGCGCGTGCAAGCCATGATTGTCGCAGCGCCAAGCGCGGTTGTGGTGTTAATCTCAATGCCAGCTTTGCTTTCAGGCCAGCGCGCGAAAGGTGGAAGCTGTTCGAGTGTTTTTCGCCCAAAGAGGCGCGACCAGAAGGGCATCCCGCCTCCTATTCCCAAAATGATTTACCGCCATCAGCTTGTGATGTCGCGGCCCCTACTGCCATCGCCAGCGCGACAAGCGCATCAATGCGGTTCACCGCCTTGCGCTTGGAAAACCAGAAATTGCCAAACGGATCGTTTTCCGTTGTGGCGCTCATCATCGCAGAAATCAGCACCGGCGACCGCCGCAACCTGATCCGCTTTTCAAGAATGAGCTGCTCCAGGATCAGCTTAGAACCTGGCATCCATAGCCCTTGCGCGCCCTTTTTCTTGCCGCCTTGGGGATGCTCCACAATGGGAAGCGTTACGCCAAGGCTATCGAGTTCCGGCTCAAAATGCCGCTTGAAGCCGTAGCTGTCATAGGCGACCGCCGCGATTTCATAAAGCCCGACCAATTCCGCCAAGCGCGCGGCGACAAAATCAAACCGCACCATCCGGCCAGGCGCGGCATTCAGAAAGCCGTCCTTAACCCAAAGATCGTAGGGCACGTTATCCCGCAACGCCCGCTCGGCAAGCGTATCGCCAGGCGTCCAAGCCTCAACCCAAGCGTCAAAGGTCGGCAAACGCGCCGTGGTGCCATCCTCGCCCGGCATATCCACAAAGCCGGTCGGCACAACAAAGGCCAGCGCGGTCAAGTCTTGCGTGGCTGAAAGGTCCAACCCACAGAAAACCTGCTCGCCGGTATGCTCTGTTTCCGGCTCAAACTCACTCAAGACCGCTTCAAGCGCCGGTCGCGACATCCAGGCGGTATCGCTTTCCGTCCACTGGCAAAAATGCAACCGGAGGATGTTGTTGAGCTTGCCGGGGATAGCCTTGGCCTGCCGCACCACCCCGGCGAGGTAGTCAGGCTGAACCGTCACACCTAGCAGCGGGTTCGCCTTCACCCAACAGGCCGGGTCTTCTAGCGGGTCATCGCCCGGATCAAGGCCGCAAACGAAGCTGAAGGCTTCATCGTCCAGCACTTCCCCGACGAAAGTGAACGCCTCGTCAGGTTCCCGCGTCCCGGCTGCCACCCGGACCGCGTGTTGATGCTCTTGCCAGCACACGCTTTGCCGGTCACTACCGGAATTGGTCGCCATAATCAAAAGCGGTTGCCGGCGCCACTTGAACCCGCGCTCCAGCATCTCGATCATCGTGCCGTTGCGATGCTCATGCACCTCATCGCACAAAGCGCAAGATGGGCGAGGGCCAGACTGCCCGTCATCGCTGCTTATCGGGCGAAAGAAACTGCCCGTCTTCAAGTCCGCCAAATTCCACACCGGATTGCCGCCGGAAGGCGTCAACCGCTTTTCCAGCGCCGGGCTTTGCTGAAACATCGCAACCGCGTCCCGGAAAAGAACCATAGCCTGGTCCTTTTTCGACGCTGCCGCATAAACCTCGGCCCGGTCCTCGCCGTCTGCCGTCAGGCAATACATCCCGACGCCAGCCATCAAAGGGCTTTTTCCGTTGCCCTTGGCGATCTCAATATAGGCCCGCCGAAAGCGCCTTGTGCCATCCTTCCGGCGCCAGCCAAACAGGCTCCCGACGATGAATTTCTGCGATGGGTGAAGGTCAAACGGGCGGCCCTCAAACTGCCCGCCGTTCAGCCTTAGCACCACCTCAAAGAACGCTATGGCGCGGTTCGCCGCGTCAACATCCCAAGTCAAGCCGCGCGCCTTGGCGCCTTTCATATCCGCCAAGTGCCGCTGGCAGGCGTTCCGCACATGCGGCCCGGCTACTATGCGGCGGGCGGTAACGTCCTTCGCCCAATCGGTCGCCGGGTCAAGCGAAGAACCGGGCGGCGGGGTCTTCTTTTTCGGCGCCTTCGCCGTCATGCGATTTCACCTTGCTACGCGCCGCTGGCGTCTGGCCAAATTCCACAAGCCAAGCCTTCAAGCGGCGGTCTGCATCCATCAGCGCCGAATAAGCCGGGCGCATCCGCTCCATCTCGCCGCCTGCCTTGGTTTCCACCACCTGAAACCGGCCATTGACGGCAATGTCTTGGCGCAGCGCCACAATCTCTGCATAAGTCTCGGCGACCTGTTCCAGCGCCGCCGCGTCCGCCTCAGTCAGCACGCCAGAACGATCCAGGATCGCAGCAAACCGGCCCCAGGCTACGCGCGCATCCGGCGAAAGATGCTCCGGCGGTGACGGAATGACGCGGGCAGGCTTCGGTTCGGCGCCGTTAAGGGGGCGCTTTCCAGGATTACCGGCAATCAGCTTCAAATGCGACGGTTTTGGCCTTCTACCGGCCATAACTTTTACCTTTCATTTCGCGGCGCTGTGCGGGAAGGCCCCCCTATTCGGTGTGGGCC